CTCCAGTGTAACTTCCGTAAACTCCGCTACTAGCACAAGAGGCTCCACCACCTGACCCGCCTGTATTACCATTACCTGAAGATCCGTAGTGAGCGCCACCACCTCCACCAGTACTAGAAACTGTAGTAATACCAGTACCTGCTAAACTAGAAATATTACCGTCAGTTCCTCTAGAAAGATGATTAGCCGCTGTTGCGCCTGCACCTACAGTAACAGTATATGTAACGCCTGCTGTTAAACTTAAGGAAGAGCCAGTAAGGTATCCACCAGCACCACCACCGGCACCGTGATAGGAACCTCCTCCTCCTCCACCGCCTCCAGCAATAACTAAATAATCAATATCAGGAACAGGATCGCCAGCCTCAAGGTGACTAAATCCAAAACCTTGTGCAGAAGCGCCACCAATTGTAGATAAGATAGGCATTATGCAAACTGCGTCTGAGCAGCTAAAACAGTAAACGTAGCATCTGCTGTTTTAATAATTGTAAATGAGTAAGTGTCAATACTATTCGTATTACCAGCAGAAGGTGCAGCGCCTCCCTGCCACTCAGGCGTTACTGAAGAACCATCTATTTGAAAAGTATTCAAGTAGTAAGCTGTTCCTGCCTGCTTCATAAGAACAGCAGTAGTTATACTTTCTCCAGCAGCCATTGTACTGTTTAAAGTAGTACTGCCATCCCCTCTAAAATTAATTGTTCTGTTTGCTGTTTGATTTACGTTGTAAAAATGAACGGCTTGGCTTAAAAAGTCAAAGTTGATAGTCCCTGATGTAGAGCTATCTACGTTAACTTTTTCTATAATTTCTGCGAGAGAAGTCGTGCCTACTAAAGTAACCTTGGATGTTGCACTAGATGTAACTAAAGTAGAAGCCCCGCTAGTGCCTAATACATTTGGTAAATCAACAGTGTAAGTAGCTGCTGCGCTATGCGCTGGCCCTCTTACTGTTACGCCGTGAGAGTTGGACTCACAGTTGAAGCGGACTGTGCCGGGGTTAGTGTTTCCGTATAGCTCAGTAAAGCCGGTGCCGTTTGGAAACAACTGGATGTTGCCGTTTGTATCAGTTGACTTTACTGCATTAGCATCTATTTGAATATTGTCTACGTTTAAAACACTAAGTGTTGCTAAAGATGCTACTCCTGTATCAGCAATAGTTATGTCGCCTGATACTACATTATCAATCCATTTTGAAGTTGTTGTGTCATAAAATAACAAACCACCGTCAGCAGGAGAAGTAATATTTACATCAGCTAACCCAGCAAGAGTAGCACCGCCTCCTCCCGTCTGTGCATCTACGTATGCTTTAATAGATTGTTGACTAGCAATACCTGTAGCTGAATTACTAGCCATATTGTCTTCGTCTAAAAAAGCTTTACCAGTTAAGATGTTTAACTCAGCAGTTGAAGATGTTATACCATCAAGTGTGTTAAGCTCAGAAGCTGTAGAAGTTACACCATCAAGTATATTTAATTCTGCTGTTGTAGAAGTAACTCCATCTAATATGTTTAGCTCTGCTGTTGTAGAGGTTACACCATCTAAAATATTTAGTTCAGCAGCAGTAGATGTTACTCCATCTAAGATATTTAACTCAGCAGTAGTAGAAGTAACTCCGTCTAATATGTTTAATTCAGCAGTAGTAGAGGTTACACCGTCTAAAATATTTAGCTCTGCTGTTGTAGAAGTTACACCATCAAGTATATTTAATTCAACCGCCGTTGAAGTAATTGCTGTGCCGTTAATAGATAAAGTAGTAAAGTTACCTGTAGCTGCTGTACTGCTTCCAACAGTAGTGCCATCTATAGCACCACCATTAATATCTACTGTAGGAATAACAACAGTACCAGTAAAAGTAGGACCATCTGTGTTTGATTTAGTAGCAATAGCTACTGCAATAGCATTAAACTCTGTATCAAACTCTGAGCCACGGACAACCTTATTGGCATCACCCGTAGGTAAAGAATCTTTAGCAGTAAAATTTGTGGATTTTACATAGTTAGACATAAGGTTTTCCTATCCGTTGTGTCTTTTAGTTAAACACCCTAATTTAAGATGCTTAAATAAAAGGGGGCCGTTGCGACCCCCGTAGAACTTAAGCGTCAGCTAGTGACAGGATAAATCCTGCTTCAGGACGATAGGTTTGAATGCCGTACAAAGTGTCAGCAGTGTACAGAGTAGATAAGTACTCTTGCTTGTACTGAGTCTGCGAACGTACAGCCATTTGCTCTGCAAGAACAAGAGCGTCCTTGTGGAAGAACAAACAACCACGAGTGTCAAGAGTTGAGGCGCTGTTCTGAGCAGCTACTTCAATAACAGGACAGTTAGCAGAAACGTAAACGTCTACACCGTAGAGGTTACCAATCAATCCAGTTTCCACACCACGGCCACCAACAAAGTCAGAGGACACGTATCGCTCAATACCCATGATAGACTTACGCGCAGCAGGTGGAATCACCAAGCAACGATTGTCCATAGGTACGTTAGCATCATCCATCTTCTTGATAGCTTCGCGGAAACCAAGATCAGTAAAGTTATCACCAGCAGTTACTGTGTCAGTTGCGTAAGCAGCAAGACCAGCAGCAGCATTAAAGTAATAACTGTTAGTGTTAACCCAGTTTGCACCAGTGTTAGCAGGAGTAGTAGTACGAGTACCATCACCAAAGCCAGTAGCTGCATTCATCAGGTCAGTGTCAACCGTTACAGCCAATTGATAGCCAGCATCTTCAGTGTAGAACTGACGCAGAGAGGACAGTGCCTGTACTTCTACGATATCTTCGATAAAGCGTGAGTACTCAAAATGTCGATCAATAGTGATCTGCAATTCAGTCTCAGTGTTTGCTTGGATAGTAACAGCAGTGTCAGCTACCTTTGCATTTGCTTCACCACGAATGGGCTTAGGTACGTGAATCAAGTCACCCTTCTTTCCTGTCATAGATAAACGCTTGACAAGAGGTGCCATCTTTAAGTTCTTTTGGAAAGCAGCAATAATCTCGTCACTCCAAATCTCTGGAATAAACTTGTCTGCTGCTGTTTTGTTGACGATTGACCCGCCGCCAACTGTACCGGGATACGCTTGTTCAGCCATTGTATTTCTCCTTTAGGCTACTTGACCCTCCTTTCCGCATAAGCTGCCATTATTTCAGGCTGTAGTGCCATGTAGCGGTCAGGGTCTTCTTTCATAAGTTTAATTAAGTCAGCACGACGATAAATTTTCTTACGAGATCCTTCTGATGTTCCACGAGCGTTGCCTGTGTTTGCAGACTGTACCGCACTCTTACGAGCTACCTTTTCAGCTTGCGCTGTCTGTTGGACTACTTGGTTACGTTCTTTCCAGTTACTAAATAGTTCATCAGCGGCATCATAATCATACTTTTGGTCAGCATGTACAAACAAATTTGTTCGGACTTTAGACCCCTTGATCCACTCAGCAAACTTAGGGTCTTGCAAAATACGTTCCATTTCTGGATGCTTAGATTTAAGCTGTGCAAGAGTAGCCTGTTGTTTGTATTGTTGTGTATAAGCTTGTGCTTCTTTTATCTTAGGGTGGTTGTCTATAGCTCGGTTAACAGCAGTTGTAGGATCTACAAAGAAATCTGTATCATCTTCTTGTTGCTGTTGTTGAGGTGCTGGTTGGTTAATAAGTTGTGTCTGAATGTGGTCATCAACAACTTTTCGTAACTCTCCAACTTCCGTACTCTGCTTGCCAGTAAATCTTTCAAGCTCTTGGTGCATCTGCACTAGATCCTCTACTGACTTACCTTGGTACTTTTCTGGAAGTGTAGATTCTGCTTGAGGTTGCTCCTCTGGAGTCTCTACAGTATCTTCTGTGTCGAGTTGATCTGTTGCTTCTAACTCTTCTTCTGGACGCTCATCAATTAGTGTTGCTCTTGACATAATATAAACTTACCCCGCCTTATTAGGTTGTGGAGAAATATAATAGGAGTTGCCCCGGCTAGGATTCCTTACTAGTCTATCCTGCGTTCTCGTGTTCACGTACCCACTTCATATGCCTACCGGGAAAGTCCCCAGAGGCACCGTCAAGTATGTGACGAGTAGCAGAAACAATCTTTGTAGCATTAGCACCACAATCGCACCTACTGATTGTCGTGTCTTTTTCTACAAATTCTTCAAAAATATGTCCATTAGTACAACGAAACTCAAATACTTTAATCATCGTCTTCAGTCTTATTAGCTTCTTCGTAGTTAGTAGTAACGATAGTTTCCATGTTGATTAAGTGGGCTAATACGTTTAGTTGTCCCTTACGGAAGTACATATCGTTAGCATCTTTAGTTGCTTCTATGCTATTAATGTTGTTAGCGTTGTTAGTAAATTCACTCGTAAGTTGCTTCCAACCGTCTGTCATAAAAAGACTAAAGTAATTGTCGTAGTACACTTGTGTTTCTTGATCCACTTGAGGCCCCTTAGGTTGTCTCTAGTTAATAGGATATACCTTAGTATACTCTATATTATATCATACTTTTACTCAAAAGTCAAGCTATTTTTAATGTTATTTTTACCGCTTCTTAGCTGTCTTAGCTGCTTTTTTAAAGGCAGAGGCCTTAGGCGCACCTTTAGACCCCGGTTTACGCATTTTTTCACCTGAACCAGCAGCAATACGCTTACGTTTAGCATTAATGTTGCTATACAATCCACGTTTAGCCATTTTAGTAACCTTTAGCCTTTTTTACTTTCTTTCCTGTCTTTTTAGCAGCAGCTTTGGCTTTTGCTTTACCTTTAGCTGTATAAGGGAACTTCTTTTTTCCGACCATTGGCATAGCTATCTCCTCACCATTTCGATTTATTTGCCCAGTAAGCCGCAGACATTTTGCCTTTGGCTATGTTTTTAGCATGACGAGCCTTAAACGACTTACGCCTTGCCTTTTCTTTAGTAGTGCTAGGATTTTTACCCGCACCACTAACTCCTTGTTGTCCGTAACGTATAGTCTTTACTTTATCGCCTTCCTTAGCTACAACTACGTGAGACTTCTTAGGATGATTAGGAGTCCTCTTTGGTTTGTTGAACCCGCTTACTCCCGCCCTTGCTAACCTTGGATCCTTTTTGCTCATTGAGTTGGTCCTCTAGATTCTTGACCCGGCTCTCCAGTAAGTCCAATCTGTCTAGGTGGTCGCTGAACGCCTTGTTGATTTGGTCTAGGAACTTGTTGGTTTCTGTTTGTGTCATTAGCACGACTAGGCTCTCCTTTACTAGCTTGGTTGTTAAGAGTTTTTTCTTTAAGTGCAATATTAGCAATCTTTAAACGGCGTTCAAACTCTTTGTCATCTTCGTCACCTTCTCTAAGGTTTTTAGTAATTGCGTCAATCTTATTAATCTCAAGTTCTTGAGGTGCTAACTGAGCGTCAACAGCGTACTTAACAGCCCTAGCTTGAGATTCTTCAGCTTGTCCTTGTAGTGCTGATGTTTGCGCTTGCTGTAACTGTAGTTGTGATTGTTGAACTGCCATAGCCATCTGTTGTTCTTC